ATGGCACAAATGCACCTTTACAATACATACAAAAACACGGATACACCCTGTCTTTAGTCAGTGGTTCGATGAACGGAATACTTCAAGGCGAGGAAATAACATTTGGAGTAAGGACTAATCACATCAATATTTCTGTTAATGGCCTCGGCGGCGCCGCAACTGGCTCGTTTCAAGTATACGCGGAACTAACTAACATACCTGCAGGAAGAATGCCTAACGATTATATTTCTGGTTCTGGTGTGAATACCTTATAAAAGTACTTTTGTCATTTAGACGATATATATACTATTTATTCTAGAAACTTAAGTTAAGGAGCTTACAAATGTCAAATTTGCTTGATCAGGCTATTATTGATGCCGAGGCACTCAAAGAAGTAGCCATGAAGAACGCAGAAGTTACCATTTTAGAGAAATTCTCTGACCAAATTAAAGAAGCTGTTGAGCAAATTCTCGACGAAGAACCGGGAGATGAAGGTATTGAAGGCCTCGAAGCTGATGAAATGGGCGCCGAACCCGAAGCTGGAGATGAAGGAGCCGATGTCCTTGCTCAATTAGAGCCCGCAGGAGCTGAAGGCGTTGAAATGTGCGCCTGTCCAGATTTAGAAGATCAAGTTGTTAAAACGATTGATCTAGAAAAACTAGAAGCAGAATTGGATGGAGAAGAGCCCTCACTTGAAGACTCAACAAAGGTTGCAGATGCAACTATGGCTGGCGCAGCCGAAGACGATCTAGATCTAGGATTAGAAGAAGAATTTGAAATTGATGAAAGTTCCCTACAGGAGTTTGTCTTTGAGGCTGCTGAGCCAAGCGCAGAACTTAATTTAGAAGAAGAGCTGCTTGAAGAGTTAATGGGAATGCTTGAAGAAGATGATTCCTCTGCTCCTGTAGGTGATGAAACCTTGGGCACTGGGATTACTTCAGGTGATATCGAAGCAGAAGACGAAGGATTCGCAGCTCAAAACAAAGATGATGCTGCTTACGCAGCAACTGCAACAACTCCACAGAATGAATCATTAGAAATCAATGAAGCAGAACTCAACGAAATTGTTGAAGAAGCTTTGACAGTTGACATTAACCCACAAACAGAAAAATCAGGCTGGGGCCCACCCCCTAGTGCTATTTATGAATTAGCAGAAGAAAAGTTATTAGCAATGCTACAAGATTCTGAGCGCAGAGAACAACACGAAGAAATGCAAAAAGCTCTAAAGGCTCTGCAAGAATCAAATGATAAACTTTCATCAGATCTAGCAAAGGTTAAATCTGACAAAAAACAACTAATGAAAGTTGTTGGTAAAGCAAAAAATCAACTACAAGAATCAAATCTTACCAACGCTAAACTATTATATACAAACAAAGTTTTGATGAGTGACTCCATGAATGAGCGGCAAAAAAATAAAATTGCCGAAGCTTTATCAAACTCTGAAAGTGTCGAAGAAGCAAAAGTAATTTACGAAACACTTCAAAGCGCAACGGGCAGCACCATTGATAACAAGAAGCCAGAATCGTTGAGCGAAGCAATGAATAAAACTACTTCAACACTGATCCTTTCTCATCGCAAACGTGATCGAGAAAAAACAACTCAAGATGATGCATCTCTAACAAGGTGGAAAGTCTTGGCTGGCTTAAACAAAAAATAATATAAGGAGATTTAAACATGTCAGTTTTAGAAAAATTAACAGAAGGCATCGTTGAAAGATCCCTCAAGAGCGAAGGTGCTGCCCTAATGGAAAAATGGGAACGCACTGGACTTCTCGAAGGTCTTGGCAACGACAGTACAAAGAATGGAATGGCTCGCTTGCTCGAAAACCAGGCTGCCCAACTCCTCAAAGAGGCCTCTTCAATGGGTGCCGGTGACGTTCAGGGTTTCGCATCAGTTGCTTTCCCTCTCGTCCGCAGAGTTTTCGGTGGTCTAATTGCAAACGATCTCGTTTCAGTTCAGCCAATGAGCCTCCCATCAGGCCTCATCTTCTTCCTTGACTTCACTTACACCGATGACCGCGTTGGTATTGGCGCTGGTGAGTCACTTTACGGTGGTGGAGTTGTCGCTAGTGAGCTAACTGGTGGTGTCTCTGACCTTACCGAAGAAGGTGGTGGTTTCTACAACCTCCAGAGTGGATACTCTTCACCAACTGGTTCTAACACCCTCCTCGGCTCAGGCCTTATCCTTGTCGCTTCCGGTACTGCTGGTGCTACCCCAGGAGGTGGCTCTAACCCTCTTACTGCAGCTGATCAGGCCACATTGGATTCAATGACCCGCTACGACGCAGACCTTGCAGGTCTTCCAGTTGCAGTCTTTGAGTGCACAGGTTCAACCGATTGGGCTAATTTGAATCTAGATAATCTTATCTCTATTGAATTAAATTCTGCCGATACCTACAGCCTCAGCGCCACAGGTGACATTGTTCGTCGTTTGAGTGGTATTTCCTCTGGTTCAACAGGTCGCGATACTAGTAACTCTAACTTTAAGACTAGATTGGTTGTTGCCGGCGTTAGCTCCTCTGTTGATATGGGCATCGCCGCAATCGCCGCCGACAGATCTGGCTTGTTAGCAATTACAGGCTCTGCTGCAATCGCAGCTGAGTTTGCATTATCAGACGAGTACATTGACGCTGCAGCAGTTGGCGCAGTCGTTGGTTCAGTGTTCCCGCTTGAGGGCGCTGACGATGCTGGTGGTTCTTTCAATGACCAGGCTGCTGATCAGATCCCTGAGATCGACATCAAAGTTGATTCAATTGCTGTTACCGCAATGACTAAGAAGCTCAAGGCAAAGTGGACCCCCGAACTCGGTCAGGACCTCAATGCTTACCACAACCTTGACGCAGAGGTTGAGCTTACTCAGATTCTTTCTGAGCAGATCGCTCTTGAGATCGACCGCGAGATCGTTAATGACCTTATTGTGGGCGCCACTGCTGGTACTTACTACTGGTCACGTTCCCCAGGTCTTTTCGTCGACCGCGTCACTGGTGCAGAAGTTGGTGCTAGCGCAGCAGCTCCTGACTTCACCGGTACAGTCAGCGAATGGTATGAGACTCTTGTCGAGACCGTTAATGACGTAAGTGCCCAGATCCACAGAAAGACTCTCCGTGGTGGTGCAAACTTCTTGGTTACTTCCCCTGAAGTTGCAAACATCCTTGAGTTTACTGCCGGCTTCCGTGCAAACGTTACTGCTGACGCAGATCGTGGTACAGTCGGTGCAGTCAACGTTGGTTCAATTTCCAAGAAATGGGACCTCTGGGTTGATCCGTACTTCCCGCGTAACTTGGTTCTTGTCGGCCGTAAAGGTGGCAGCTTCCTCGAAAGCGGTTATGTGTATGCTCCGTATGTGCCTCTCCAGGTTACTCCGACAATCTTCGGTACCGAAGACTTCGTGCCCCGTAAGGGCGTGATGACTCGTTACGCTAAGAAGATGGTCCGACCTGACATGTACGGCCTCGTCGTTGTACGTGGTCTACTTGGTGAGTCTGGCGCAACCGTTTAACAACAATTAGCGTAATTTGAGATGCCCCGTCTAGTTTTCTAGGCGGGGTTTTTTTATTTAAAACACTGGCGAGTATATAAAAATACTACTTATAATACGGGCCGAAAGGCTTTATGACATGATTACAAATGGAGGGTCATAAAATGGCGAAAAGAGTAGGTTTGGGAAGAACCCAGAAATTAATTGAGAATTTGAAGAGAGAGTTGCAACTAAATGGCACAGTGTTAGTTGGTGGTAAGGGAAAAGTGATTGCATTGGATAATTCAGCAACAGTAGCACACACGCTAACAGCCGCTGATTCCGGAGCACTAATTACATTAGATCCGAGTACAAATACCGCAACAACTATCACTTTAACAATGCCAGTCCCAGAGGCAGGAGTATCATTTGATCTTTTAATCAGAAATGATCAAACAAATGCAGGCGGGGACATTATTTTGCAAACTCAAGCGAATGGTCACGATTTCGAGGGAGCGATTCTTTGTAGTGACGGAGCAGCCGGAATTCAAGAAACTACGGCTTCGACTAGTAAAATTACGATTGATGCGACAAATGTAAAAACTGTTTTTGGCACCACCGCTCGTATCACTTGCGACGGAACAGATTGGTATATAGTTATTGTTCACCCGCAGGATGCCAAAGATTGCGTAGCTGGTTCTGCCGGCGCCGGCGTGCAGTATGTTCTTACCAATAGTCTTTAAATAAAAACATAAATATTAATTAAGTATTTTGCCCCCTTCCTTTGGTTGGGGGTTTTTTTATAAAAATCGTAATCGGCCAAATTTTTTTTCCGGCCAATTTTTGAGATTTTTGTTTTATAATTAACTATTTATAGGAAGACAGGAGAACTATTATGGGTAGAAAGAAGAAAAGAATTAGATTAGCGTTAAGACAAGCTGCAGCACAAACTGCACCGGTATTGCCGCCACAGCAGCCCCAGGCATCCCCCCAGGCGCCTCCTGTAGTAAAGGCGACCCCTACAATTGAAAAGGTGGAAGAAGCCTCAAAAACACTAAAAAAAAGTGTCGAGGCAAAAGCTCCTGCAAAAACAGTTGTAAAAAAGAAGGCCCCTTCAAAATCTGCAACAAAGAAAACAACAAAACCAGCTAAAAAATCCTGATACCTTATATAAGATACTATTTACATAGTAAGCTTCGGAGATCAAATGAATGGCTGTACCCACACTAACACCAACTCAAACAACACCAGCGATTGTTTTGCCGGAAACAGGATCTCTAACAGTAGCAGAGACAGCTGCTAATTATCCTTACGGAATTTATGTAGGCAATACTGATTTTGTCTCTGGTGCCGTCGATCAAGTTAATTACACCTACAGAAAATTAGGCGGTGATGTACTTGATATTGAATTAACACAGAAGAATGTTTTTGCTGCTTATGAAGAAGCAGTTTTAGAGTATTCTTATTTGGTCAACATTCATCAAGCAAAAAATGCTTTAGCATCCGGCCTCGGAGCTTTAACAGGCACCTTCGACCACGATGGCGAAATAAAAGAAGCTTCTGTCGCTAATCTTAGCGCTAGCTTAAGATATCCAAAATTTGATTTTGGTTATATTAGGCAGATTAGTGATAAAACAATTACTGAAACTGGCCTAGGTGGCACTGAACCTATATACTCCGCGTCAATACCGACCGTGAACGGCCAACAAGATTACGATTTGCAGAAAATTATCAATTCATCATCCGTCAGTGATGCAAGTTCTTCATTTTACGGCAAAGTCGGAGACAGTAGAGTAACTATTCGGCGCGTATTTTACAAAACTCCTCACGCAATGTGGAGATTTTTTGGCTATTATGGCGGAATCAACGCAATTGGTAACTTATCAACCTATGGTATGTATGCTGATGACTCAACTTTTGAAGTTATTCCGCCTTGGCAGAACAAATTGCAATCAATGGCTTACGAAGACGCGATTTACACAAGAAATTCACACTATTCTTACGAGATAAAGAATAATAATTTAAGAATTTTCCCAAGACCGAATGATCATTCCCCAGATAATTTTTGGGTTGAGTTCACAATCAAGACTGATCCCTGGTCAGAAACTTCTGGAAGCCTTGATACCGGAATGAAAGGCGCGAATAATATGAATACATTACCTTTTGCTAACATTCCCTACAAAAATATCAATTCTATTGGTAAACAGTGGATTAGGAGATTCGCCCTAGCACTTACGAAAGAGATGTTATCACAAATCAGAGGCAAGTTTACTACAATTCCAATTCCTGGCCAATCAGTTACATTAAACGCGACAGATTTAGCTTCTCAAGCAAAAGATGAACAGGAAAAGTTAAGAGAAGAGTTGAAGACAGTATTATCAGAGATGACATATGCAAAAATTGCGGAAGAAGAGTCAAATATGGTTAAAGCTGCTAACGATATACTTAAGACAATACCTTACGGCGTATATGTGGGGTAATTTAGATGGCAGATAACAAATGGGAACAACCAGACGCTCCGCCGCCTCCACTTTTCTTAAATAAGAAAGAAAGAGACCTTGTAAAACAGGTAAATGACGAGCTTGTTGAAAGAATTATTGGCCAGCAGCTGCTTTATTACGCAATTGATATCAAAAACACAAATTTTCATCCATTATACGGCGAGGCAATAGAAAAAACGTTTCTTCCACCAGTTAGAGTATTCGCTTTAATAGATTGGGAAGGAATTAAGACAGAAACTGATAAATATGGCCTAGATGTAACAACTTCTTTGACCATCCACTTTCATAAGAGAAGGCTAACTGAAGATCAAGATATATTCGTTCGAGAGGGCGACTTTGTTCTGTATAGCGATTTCTTTTATGAAGTGCTTACTTTAAATGAACCAACACAATTATTTGGACAAGCAGACCAAAGGTTTGAAATTTCTGCTAAATGTGTAAGAGCAAGAAAGGGATTATTCGATGCCACCTGATATTAAAGATATTGATTACAAATATACTAAAGTAGATGACCCCTCTGTTATTGAAGAACAGATTTTTCTTCCTTCAACGATAGAGAATATTGACTACGCTATATACGATTTCTTTCAAAATTTAAATATTAGCACAACAACTAATGAAGGTTTTAAGCCTGTTCCGGTATCTTGGGTGGGCGCCGAGCGCGCCTATAACAGAAAAGATAGAAATTGGACAGACGATGAAACTTTTATTATGAAGAGCGATGATCTGGGAGCTGTTATCTATCCTGCGATCACGCTTGAGAGAAAAGGTATAGTGAAAGATCGCACCAAAAGAGGAACATTCTTCTCTCCTTTGGATAGGGCGCGCCAGATGGGCAAATCCGATATTGTTATAGCCAGAAGGATTGTTCAGGACGATACAAATAAGTTTGCCACAGCTGACGCATATAGAAAAAGCAAGGGCGCAAAAAATAAAAACTTTAAAAGAAATAATAAAAAAGTTATATATGAGACGATCACGATGCCAATACCAACCTATCTAGAAATAGAATATGAACTTGAGTGCTTTACAGAGTATCAGCAGCAGATGAATGATGTAATTGCTTATTTGGCAGACTCTACAAACAATTCAAATTATTTTTTAGCAACTCGTAATAATCATTCATATGAGTGTTTCTTGCAATCGGACTTTAAGATTGATAACACAATATCGGATCTAGGCGAAGATGAAAGAACGTTTCATACTGTCTTAAATATAAAAGTCTTAGGTTATATTAACGGCGCCGGCCCGAACGAAAGCCTTCCAAAGATAACAAAAACTCAAAATGTGGTCGAGGTTAAAATTGGAAGAGAGCGCGTTGTTCTTGATGTGAATAATGATACAACTGACGATAGTTTTTATAAATCTTGAAGATTTTACCTTTTGAAGATTTATTTACTATTTATTATAGCAATCTTACATAATTAAATTGTAAAAGGAGATTATATAATGTCAGCAGATAAGTATCGCTTTGTGTCCCCCGGAGTTTTCATTACCGAGGTTGACCAATCACAAGTTACCACCCCGGGCTCTAACGATGACGGCCCTATTATTATTGGACGTGCGGCCCAAGGCCCGTCTTATAAACCAACACGAGTACACTCTTACAGTGAGTTTGTACAGATTTTCGGCGACACAGTTGCTGGTGGCCAAGCTGGTGATGTTTGGAGAAACGGAAATTTCACTACTCCAATGTATGGAACTTATGCTGCCAAAGCTTATCTAGCAAACAATAATCCTATCACTTACGTTCGCCTCCTTGGTGCACAGGACCAAGATGCCAGTCAGACGTCTCCTACAGCAGGCGCCGCAGGCTGGGGCGTGCCCGACCTTGCAGCAGGTGAGCAAAAGGGCGCTTATGGTTTATTTGTGTTTCCTGACGGAGCAGACACCGCCGCATCATTGATACTTTCCTCGTCTGGCTCACCTAGTAATGGACAGGCGCTCACGCTTACTGCCACAGATGGAACAGCAGTCACATTTACCTTGTCAGCCGATGGCGCTGGTGCCAACGAGTTCGCTCGCGACGGCAGCAACACGCACAGTTTAGCAGAATTAAAAACTGCTATTGAGGCAAGTACTCTCGCCACCAAACTCACTGTCTCTACACCCGTGTCCGGCTCAGGATCTGGAAAACAGGTGACAATAACCCAGGTTACTGCAGGTGTTCTAGGAAATAGAGGCGTTGCTAATAATCTCAGTACTTACAAAATTGGTGCGTCCGGCACTCCAGGCGCGGCCGGCTCGTTCTCCGATGGAACTTCAAATGGCGTCGCAACTGGTACCTTGGGAGCAATTTTTTACTCCAACGGCGCCGCTCCAGTTCTAAGTGGAACTTATATCGATGGCGCTACCGCAGTGATGGCAAATGGTGCATTAATTAAACAAGTTGCTTCTGGTGAATTTAAAATTGCAATTTCTGGATCAAACAGCAAGAACCAAACAAAAACTTTTAATTTTGATACAAGTAGTCCTAAATTTATCCGTAAAGTTTTTAATACAAATCCTATTAAGACAAACACGACAACACAGGGCACTACTAGCAGAGAAAGCTATTGGCTCGGAGAGACCTTCGAAGAAGCAATTGGAGACATTAGTGGTGACAAGATGGCAGTTATTGTTGGCTTGGAATCGGGATCCGTGACTAGTTTCGGTGATTTCTATGGATTAAGTGGCGACGGCGGTCCAACCACATCAGCTACTGGTTGGTTTATATCTCAAGATACAAATACTCCTAGCGCAGCATTTAACGCGACTTCTTCGACAACACAGTTGTTTAAACTTCACGGCTTGACAGCAAATGGTGCTGAGACACAAAATAAAGTTAAAGTCACAGTTAGAGACATACGAATTCCTTCAGAGCAAGAACAAAGTGTTAACCCCTACCCTTCATTTACGGTTCAATTGCGCCACCTGAAAGATACGGATTTAAGACCAGCTGTTCTTGAAACTTTCTCTAATTGTAATTTAAATCCAAATTCACAGAATTACATTGGTCGTTTAATTGGTACTAAATATGAGGAGTACGATCAAACTACAGGCCGTCTTGTTGAAAAAGGCGATTATGACAATGTATCAAAATACGTTCGTGTTCAAGTTAACCAAGATGTCGCAGCCGGCTCAGAAAATCCGGCGCTTGTACCGTTCGGGGCCCTCGGACCTCTTAAATATAAGAATGTAGTTGTGTCTTCTGGCTCTGTTATCCCACAGGGCGCGTCATCTAGTTTCCAAGTAGATGAAATATATGGTACAGCTAGCCTCATCGTCGCAGGCGCTGACCAAATTGCAATGACTGGATCAGGAGATCTTACATTTACATACCCTGGAGTTTCTTTAATTGTTTCTTCAAGCGATATGGGTTATAACAAACATCGCGATGCTTATTTCGGTGTTAATCTTTTGGCCGGCGCCTCAACAAATCGTTTTGATGATAGTGTGCTGGACCTTCTCCGCGTTAAGCCAGGAGAAATTAACAGTTTTGTCAACAATGAATTGACAACGCATCAGTACGCTTTCACTTTGGACAACATTGTTCTTTCTGGCAGTAGCAATGGCTCCGAGCAGAGTGCTTACGCAAACAACGTAACAGAATTTACACCTGCTGTCTATATTGAGGGCTCTAGGGGAACAGCAGCCAGTTCACTCACTTCTTATACAGCACTTTCTGGCGCTGCAGCACTTGTTAACGATCGCAAAATTAATAAGTTTACGACAGTTATGTTTGGCGGCAATGACGGCCTAGATATTACTGAAGGCAACCCTTTCCGCAATACATTATTGGGTGCCGACGGACGAGATACTGCTTTAACAAACTATGCAGTAGCATCTGTTGAGAGAGCGATCAACATCATCTCTGATGCAGAAACAACTACCTACGACTTAGCCGCGATGCCTGGCATCACTGTCCCGGGCCTAACGAACAAATTAATTGAAGTTTGTGAAGAGCGCGCCGATGCACTAGCTGTAATCGATATCGAACACGATTATAGACCGGTTCACGAGGGTGATCCTACAACATATCCAATACTTCCGGATATCAATCAGGCCGTGTCCTCGATGCGCAGTAGAACAACCAACTCAAGCTATGGCTGTGCTTTCTACCCTTGGGTTCAAACACGCGATGTGCCTTCAGGCCAGATGCTTTGGCTGCCTCCATCAGTCGTCGGACTGGGCACTTTAGGTTCATCTGCAGCCACTTCCGAGCTTTGGTTTGCACCGGCAGGCTTTAATCGCGGCGGCCTCTCACAGGGTGCAGGTGGCCTCACAGTAACGAATGTGAGGACAAAGCTTACATCACAACAGAGAGACGATCTATACGATGTACGCATTAATCCAATCGCCTCGTTCCCAACAGAGGGCATCGTAGTCTTCGGACAAAAAACTCTACAACTACAGCGCTCAGCTTTAGATAGAATCAACGTCCGCCGTTTAATGATCTTCCTCAAGAAAAAGATCTCACAAATTGCTAACACAATCTTGTTTGATCAGAATGTTCAGTCGACTTGGAATCGCTTCAAAGGGCAGGCAATCCCACTCTTGGAAGATGTACAAGCTAGATTTGGTTTAGAAGATTTCAAATTAATCTTGGATGAAACTACAACCACGCCAGATTTAAGAGATAGAAACGTAATGTACGCTAAAGTATTCTTGAAACCAGCGAAAGCGATTGAATTTATCGCAATCGACTTCTTTATTACTAACAGCGGCGCAAGTTTCGAAGATTAAAATAACTTAACAACTAATTATAATTGATGTTACAATCATAAAGGAGAACTAAATAGATGCCACAGAATTTTTGGAATAACCCCACAGTAGAGCCTAAAAGAAACTTTAGATTTTTATTTGAAATTTCTAATTTTCCCGATGCGACCTGGCTTGTAAAAACAGCAGACAGACCAAAAGCTACTGTTAATTCGGTTGCTCATCAATATATAAATCATACGTTTAACTATCCTGGTAGATTAGTTTGGAACCCTATTGCAGTTACACTCGTCGACCCGGCTCAACCGGTTGATACAACAAAATCAATTGATAGCTTTTTAGAAATAGCTGGATATTCTAGGCCTGGAGGCGACGCAAATGCAAGTTTTGCTAGTGCGCAATCTGCACTGCTTAAAGGAACTTCTGTGGGCGCCCTGGGCACAGTAATAATTTCTGCCCTTCACCCCCAGGCTAGCCCGGCTCAACCAAATCTCAAAGCAGATAGTTGGGAATTGAAAAATGCCTTTATTGAGGGTGAGGTTAACTTTGGTACGTTTGATTACGCCGACGACAACCTAATGACAATAAGTTTTTCACTTAAATATGATTGGGCAAATTTGACTGTTCACAGTAACGGTCAGTAAAAACAGTAACTTAATGAGGATTAAATGACAACTAGAGACAACAGTGCACGATTTGCTGCACCAACTCCGAATGTCCAACTCGAAACCGAAGAAGAAAATCAAAATGCAGTCTCCATTCCGGGAGGCCTGCATTTTGTTGCTCCAACTGAATTAGTTGAGCTTCCCTCCAAGGGTCTTCTTTATAGAGAAGGACATCCACTTCATAAACAAGAAGAAATTGAAATTAAATTGATGACCGCGAAAGAAGAAGATATATTAGTTAATAAATCTCTTTTGAAGAAAGGCGTCGCGCTAGATAGAATGCTACAATCAATTATTGTTAATAAAAAGATTAAACTTAATGATTTACTTGTAAGCGATAAAAACGCCATTGTCGTAGCGGCAAGGGTGTCTGCTTATGGATCAGATTACAAAGCACAAGTTACTTGTCCAAGCTGTAATGCTTCAAGCGAGTATGAGTTTGATTTAGAGGATAAAGAACTGAAGTATCTTTATGAGCACGGAAGAGAGGACATAACTATTGCTGAAAGCGGTAACTTTTTGATTACTCTTCCAAAAACAAAAGTAGAGATAGAGTTTAAACTCTTGACCGGTCATGACGAAAAAAGACTATTGGAAATAAATAAAAAGAACAAAGGCATAATTCCTCTTACGGATCAATTTAAATCTTTTGTTGTTTCTGCTAATGGCGTAGCTGATAAAACTTTAATTTCAAATTTTATTGACGTGATGCCGGCCTTTGACTCCAAGTTCCTAAGATCTGCGTATACGCAGGCTCTTCCCGCTGTTGATCTAAAGCAGTACTTCGAATGTTCAGAGTGTGATCATTCCCAAGATATGGAGGTGCCCTTTACTGTGGAATTTTTTTGGCCTAGATCATAACTACCAAAAAGCAGTCTATGAACAGGCCTTCGCCTTAAAATATCACGGCAAATGGAGCTTTATTGAAGTTTACAATCTCCCCGTCGGTCTTCGCCACTGGTTTGTTGAGAGATTAAAGCAACAATTAGAGTTCGAAAACGAAGAAATGGAAAAAGCAAAGAATGGGCGCTAAGATAGCTATATCTTGGCGGCCTTTTATTTTGTTTCCAATACTATTTATTATATCTGCGAGGATCTGCTATGGAATCATTCGAAATTAACCTAACCGAGTATAAAATGCTTAATGAATTAAGATATGCTACTTTTGGTTCGCAAATGAAAAGAATTTTGGGTGCTATGTTTGGTGGAGAGAAGGTGCCATTAACCGTCAAGGGCTCCCAACGCGAAGTTGATAGTTTTTTTGATGCATTAGTCAAAGAAAAAAAATATATGACTTCTTATCTGGCCCACGGTTTAGACGATCCTCGCACACTTCGTAATAGAGCAAAATTAAATAATTCTGTTACTAAATTTGAAAGAGAGACAGGCATTATATGGCCTTTCAAGTAGGAATTTTAAATGGCTCCAACAACAGAAGAAATTCAAGCTCAACAAGAGGCCCTGGCAAAACTAACCGAGGCGCGCCAAAAAGATCTAGAAGTATTAAAGAAACTAGATCAAGTAGCTAAAAATCGACGCACTGGCTTACAAAGAGAGATCGAGTTTTACAAGGAAGAAACTAAATTATACAGAACTGCCGCCAAAGACCTAACAGCGCTCTTGGAGGTAAGCAAAGAAACGAATAATGAAGAAGAAATCTTCAATACTCTGAGGGCAGAGACAATAGAAAAGCTAGAGAAGCTCAGAGATCTAAAAAAAGAAGGAAAAAAGATAAACGAAGAGGAACTAACTCAATTAGAGTTGATGGAAGTTGCTTTTAATAACGGCGCTACAAGTATCGAGGGTATGATAGACACGATGTCTGAAGCCGGTGATAACAGCGCTAACTTAAGAAAAGTCAAGGCCGCGGCCGAGGATCTTGGTGCTGAGTTAGATAAGACCGCACAAAGCATATTGGGATTAAACAATAATTGGGCTGAAGGGTCCTTAACCGGTAGAATGCTAGACGCGATTGGTAAGGGCGCCAGTCTAACAGAAACTTTTTCGTCTTTTGGCTCAAAAATTAAGGAAACTTTAAGTCCTACAAATTTATTAGCAAACGCTGTTCTTGGAATGGTTAAAGCCACAAAGGAGTTAACAGTAAAGTTAAGTGGCCAATTGGGAGCGTTTAAAGAAACAACAAGCGCAGGTGACGAGTATTTGAGTACACTCTCACGCACTATCGGCGCTGTCAGAGGTCTGGGAATTTCGGCAGAGCAAGCCGCCGCCGCCGTCACGGAACTTTATATGGAGCTTGCGATGTTCAGTAGAATGTCCAAGTCCGCGCAAGATTCACTATCTGATACAGTCGCAACTCTTGAAGGCTTTAATGTGTCTGCTCAAACTTCTACACAAGTAGCAGATATATTTATGCAATCATTAGGCAAAACTGAAGCTGAATTTAAAAACTTACAAGCTAGTATGGTGTCTATGTCAAAGCCACTTGGTGGTATAGGCGTTTCGATGAGTACATTAAATAAACAGATGGTTGAAGCTGCTCAAGTTATAGGACAATATGGAGAAAAAGGCGAAGAAGAATTTAAAAAATTAGCAGCCGCGGCAAAGGCAACCGGAATTGAAATGAAATCATTATTGGATATAGCAGGCCAATTTGATACTTTTCAAGAAGCTTCTGATCACGTTGGGAGACTAAACGCTGTACTCGGCGGCTCCTATTTTGATACTGTACAAATGGTAAATGCAACCGAGGAAGAAAGAATTGACCTTTTGAGAAGAGGTGTGCAAATGTCTGGAAAAACCTTTGCTGATTTGGGAAGGTATGAGAGAAAAATGATTATGGCCGCCGCAGGTATTAATGATGTCAACGAAGCCAATAAGTTATTCGGTACTTCGACTGGGGCATACGCAGAACTACAAGAATTAGCTTCTGACGCTTCAATGAGTTTGTCAGATCTTTCCGAAGAAGCCTTCAACACTCTTGGCCCTATGGAAAAGTTCCAGGCGGTGTTTGCAAGACTTCAGAAACCTATGAACTTGGTTCTCAAGGTTTTAGACGCCATCGCCGGCGCGCTCAACACGGCGGTTGTTTTTCTTGAGGAGAAATGGGAAGCCGCTTTGGGCAAGGCTGAAGGAGGGTTTACCCTTTTCGTTACTGCTCTATTCATCGGGTTCTTTAAGCTTTCCGGAATTATTGGCGGCTTTATAGGTCTTTTTAGCAAAGGCGTAGATAAAGTGAAGGATAAAGCCCCGGACATCGCGAAAGGAATAACTACGATAGGCAAAGCGGCTCAAGGGTCGGCCAAAGGCTTATTAGCCCTTGGCGGCGCAATTGCTTTGATTAGCATTGGAATTGCAGCGATATTATTTGGCTTGGCACAGTTAGTTATGTCTTTTAAAGATCTAGATCTAACGCAGATCCTCGGTGCCCTCGTCAGCATACCGCTAGCCTTATACGCAATTTTTACAGGTATCAGTATGTTGATACCTGTGATCACGGGCCTAGGAGCCGCCTCGGCCGCGTCGATGATCCCTATTCTAGCAGTCGCTTTTGCTATTGGATTAATCACAGCAGGAATAGGATATATGATGAGTGGAGTTGCTGATGCGATAAGTGCTCTCGCAGATCTATCAAAATCTTTTGGTAATTTTACCTCTTCCGGGGTCAAGGCCTTAGCGGGAATGGTTTCGGAGTTTGATGATTTTTCGGATATTGAAATTCCAGTTCAATTAACTGCCTTTACAAAAGAGTTAGGCACACTGATGGTAGCTGCATCAAAAACTTCTCCGAGCGCCTCGAAGGCAACAACAGCTGTTATAAACGCAGCATCAAACTTGGCCAAAACAGAGAATAGCAATGATAACACAGAACTAACAAAAGCACTAGCTGCATTGGTCAACGCTAGTAATAACAGATCTTCAGGCGCCGCCAAAAATTCAGGTAATCTAGAGGTTGTTGTAAATCTTAATGGTAAAGAATTTTATAAAGCAATGCGTCCATATATTGAGGGTGAATTAGCTGGGAAAATTATAGTATAGGAGACTTATCTTGGATAACTACTTAAAAGTAAATATGAATGACGTGCCATCTGAGGATCCTTATTTAGCACAACAAATTAAAAAAGGACATACACTAGAGTTCTTTTTTGTTCCCAGCGGCGGATCAGAAAAGCCACTAACAGTCAAGTTCAAGGCTTTTCTAACAAATATGGAAGATAAGTTCGATTCAAAGTGGACAGCAGATACAGTATATGGCAGGATGGATCCAATTGCGACTTTTCAAGGAACAGAGAGGACTATCTCGCTAGGATGGACAGTGTTAGCCTATAGCGGAAAAGAGGCCGAAGATAACCTTAAAAGAATGTCAAAACTTATTTCAATGTGTTACCCAGTCTATGGAGGACAGAATACGTCTACAAGAGGGGCAGGACAAATATCTGGCGCCCCATTAATCAAACTTAAGTTTGCAAACCTTATAACCGCTATGGGAAGCAATTCACAGACTAAAGGCAAATCAAATATCAACAGTGCTGCTCAAAATGGCCTCTTAGGCTGGATTGACGGAATATCATTCAAGCCTAATCTTGAAGCTGGATTTTATGATCCGAGCCCCGGTCAGCTATTTCCTAAACAAATCGACTTAGCCTGTGAATTTCATGTATTGCACGAACATCCTCTAGGATGGACAAGATCAACGCCTTCCTCTGAAGGAGGAGACCAGAGCGATACAACGACCAAGGCCGGTTCTTTAGAGAGAGCGACGGATGTAGGCTATCCATATGGCTCGAAATTTGGCACGGCGCGCCCCTATGCCAAACCCGAAGTGCCGGCGGATACAAAGCCCGACAAGCCAAAAGGCACAGACCAACCAGCTGTTCAGCCTAAAGAAACT